CCGGCGAGGGGCAAGGCCGCCAAGCCCGAGGCGACTCCGGTGGCGGATGAGCTTGAGGAGTATTTGGCGAAAATCAGCTAGGAGGCGTCATGGGCATCGGCGAAATCGACGACGATGCCCATGGCATCACCACGCCGCGCATATTCACTCCCCCGCTGCGCGAACTGACGCCGGCGACATCAAACGGCTACGCGGTCATCGAGTTCGCCGAAAAGTTTCTCCACGTGCATCTTTACCCGTGGCAGAAATGGCTGCTGATCCACGGGCTTGAGCTTCTGCCGGACGGCTCCTACCGGTTCCGCCGAGTGGTTACCGAGGTCGCGCGTCAGAACGGCAAGACCACGGTGATGAGCGTGCTGTGCGCGTGGTGGCTGTTCGTCGACTCCACTCGCCACCCGGAATTGTCGCCGGCGTGGAAGTTTCTCGTGGTCGGTGCCGCGCAGACGTTGGATAACGCGCGCGCACCGTATCAGGCCGTGCTGAACTGGTGCAATCCGAATCCGGCTTCCGAGGGCGAGGCCGCTCTTGCGGTTCCGGTTTTGCAAAAACGTGTGCAGCGCGTCAACAATTCGCATGGCGAGGAAGCGATCATCTGCCGAAACAAGGCGCAGTACATCGTGCGAGCCGACAAGAACATCCGTTCCAAGAGCGCCAGCCGCGTCGTGTTCGACGAGTTGCGAGAGCAGCACACCGACGATGGCTGGAATGCGGTATCGCAGACCACGAAGGCCATCTGGTCCAGCCAGTTGTGGGGCATCTCGAACGCCGGCGACTATCGCAGCGTCGTGCTGCGCCGAGTCGTCGACGAAGGGCGCGCCCTGGCGGATTCGTGGAACGCTTCGGTTGAAACCGGCAAGCAGTCGCCGGACGAATGGGCCGAGGAGCACGACCCATCCTATGGGTATTTCGAATGGTCGGCTCCGGATAAATGCGAGCTGGATGACCTTGCCGGTATCCGTCAGGCGAACCCCTCCATGGGTTATGGGCCGATGACTTTTCGTAGCATCTCGGCTGACATCAACGGTATGACCGAGGCCGCGTATCGCACCGAGGTTTTGTGCCAGTGGGTGACCGCCGACATCACGCCGTACATCGACCCGAAACTGTGGAAGCGCGGCATCGACCCGAAGTCTTGTATCCCCGATGACGGGCGCGTGGTGCTCTCAGTGGACACCAGCGCCGACCGTGAGACCACCTATATCGCCGCCGCAGGCTACCGCGAGGACGGATTGCCGCACGTCGAATTGATCGTGCGCCGCGACGGCATGCTCTGGGTTCCGAAATACCTCAAAATGCTTCGCGAGGCTTGGCCGAACATCCACGAAATCGCCGTGCAGTCGAAAGGCTGTCCGGCGGTGGATTTCGCAGACCCGCTCGCGGAGGCGGGTTGGACGGTGCATCTCATCGAGGGCTTCCGCATGGGAGCCGCCACCGGTCGTTTCCGTGACCGAGTTAAGGAAAACAAACTCCGTCATCTCCCCCAGCCCGCCATCGAACAGCAGGTGAGCGTCGCCGTGACCCGCCGATTGGGTGAGGTCGAGGTGTGGGACAGGAACCAGAGCGCGATGCACATTTCCGGCCTCATCGCCGAATCACAGGCTTTGTATGCGCTCGAGACGATGAGCGGCGAGCCCGAGAAACCGAAATACGAACCCTCACACAACGTGAGGGTCACATTCTAGCCATCTCTCAAATTCGAAGGAGCCGTGGATGGGATTTCTGAATAATCTGCTGCACGGCCCGGCCGTGCTGGCGATGAAGACCGCCGAGCCGGAGACTCCGACCATCAAGGATTCGATGCCCGAGGCCATCAGCTGGCCCACCGACGCCGAATTCGCCGGATACGCAAACGGCATGTACTGCCGCGAATACGCGGTCCGCGTGGTCGTGGACTTCATCAGCCGCCAACTCGCCTCCCTGCCGCTCAAGGTGTATCGGAAGAACGCGGACGGCGACGCGGAAGAGGTGCGCGACGGCGCACTGGCCAAGCTCATCCGCCATCCGAGCGAATTGCCGGGCATGAGCCGCTACCGGTTCTATCTGACGCTTATCCGCGACATGCTGCTCGAGGACCGATGGCTGTGCACGCTCGGCACCGACCGAGCGGGCGACGGGAACACGCTGCGCCGCATCCCCACGGACGGCTACAGTCTCACGGCGAACGGTTTCGGCGAACTGACAAGCGTGACCATCAGCAGCGTCGACGGCAACAAGGGCGGCACCTATCGCCTGCCGGACCCGCGAATCGTGCTCGACATCGGCTACATCGACGGCCTGAACCTAGGCGACCCGATCACCAATGTGCTGCGCCCACTGCTCGCGGAGGCAAGGGCGATGGCGAAATACCGCAAATCGATAGCCGAAAACGGCTACCAGATACCCGCCTACGTATACCGGCCCAAGGAAATGCCCTGGGAATCGCAGGCCGACTACGACGACTTCACCCAAGGCTTGCGCAACTACGTGGCCGGCGGCGGCATGGCCGGCACATGGCCTGTATTCAAGGACGGCATGGAGATCCGCACCGTCGAGAACCTGTTCAAGCCTGTCGACATGGCCGACTTGGAGGCACGCGAGAAAATCAACGAACAGGTGTGTCTCGCATTCCAGATCTCGCCGGAAAACATCGGCTTCCGCACCGGCACTAACAGCAACATCAGCGCCTACAAAGAGAAACTCTGGAACGTGGAGTTGCTGCCGTATTTGGTGGCGTTCGAGGAGGCTTTGAACCTCACGCTTCCCGAGGCGGTTGGCGAACCGGACTGCTACATCAAGGCGAATTTGGACGCGAAGCTGCGCGGCACGATGGAAACCCAGTATCAGGCGCTCTCCACCGCCACAGGCCGTCCATTTATGACCACGGACGAAGCGCGCGAACTGCTCGACCGTCCGAAACTGCCGGGCGGCGACCAGCTGATAACCCCGCTCAACGTGAGCGAGGGAGGCCAGCCCAGCCCGCAGGACGGCGGCCAGACCCAGAACGCGCAACAGGGCGCAAGCCCGAACGGCAAGCAGATGCTCGCCGAATTCAAACGCCTCTACACGTATGACGCCGGTTTCCGCGCGTCATGGGACTCGATGACGAAGGGAGAAACCTCAGATGAGTCTTGATTATCTCGGCTACGAGCTCAAGGAGCTCAAGGCCACCGACAACAGTGGCGGAGGCGTGTTCTCCGGCTACGCATCCACGTGGGATAAAGACCTGTACGACGACGTGGTGGTCAAGGGCGCCTTCGAGCAGACCTTATCCGCCGACTTCAAGAACGGCGGTGCGGGCATCCCCATCCACTGGCAACACAAGGACGGCTCGCCCAACGATGTGATCGGCGAAACGCTCTCCGCCGTGGAGGATGAGCATGGCCTGCTCATCACCGCGAAATTGGATACCGACATTGCGGAGGGCAAGAGAGCCTATGACCTGCTCAAGCGTGGCCTCATCCACCAGATGAGCATCGGTTTCATCGCCGAAAAGACCGCATGGGTCGAGGACGAGGAATCGAAGAGCCCATGGGACGGCTACCGGGAGATTCGCCAGCTCAAACTGTTCGAAATCAGTCTCGTGCAGGTCGCCGCCAACCAAGGGGCCGAAGTGCTCGAGGTCAAGGCCGGCCGGGCCATCAGCAAGGCCAACGAGGACAAGATTCGCACAGCCTACGACGCGCTCGAAGAACTGCTCGACGCAATCACCGAAACCCCCGACGATGACGACCACGACGATTCCAAGCCCGATGACGAGCCGGACGACGATACGCCGGACGATTCGGACAAGCCCGAGCCGGAAGACGGCAAGGCGAAAAAGAGTTTTGACCCGCAGTGGGCCAAGGAAATCAGCGACTTCCTCTCGCTGGCAAACAACCAATAGAAAGGATGATCCATGGGTTACATGGAGAAGCTGGCCGCCGAGAAGAAGGCGGTCAAGGCCCTGTACGACAAGGGCATGGAGAACCTCACCGAAGATGAGGCTACCGAACTCAAGAACCATTACGAGGAGGCCAAGCGTTTGCAGGAGCGCGTCGACCTGTTCAAAGGCGTCAACGACCTGAACGTGGACGAGGCCAAGCCTCAGGCCAAGGCGGCTCCCGCCGCCAAGACGCTTGGCGATCTGTACGCGCAGGAGCTGAAGAAGGCCGGCATGACCGTCATCGGCACCAAGGCGCACCCGTTCGCTTCCAGCGAGTTCAAGGCCGCGACCGACACTCACGTGGCGGGCACCGGCACTGCGGGCACCGGTTACGGTCCGGTGGTCACGCAGGTCGACATGGACGGCGTCTGGCCGTATGAGCGTCCGCTCGTGGTCGCCGACCTGTTCGGCTCCGTCACCCTGAGCGGCAATGCCAACACCGTGGAATACCCGGTGTATGGCGCGCTCGAGGGCGGCTCGGGAACCGTGGGCGAGGGCGGCGCGAAGCCGCAGACCCATCTGCCGGCCCCCAGCTGGGAGTCCGACAGTCTCAAGGAGGTCGCCACCTGGTGGAAGGTCACCGACAATATGGCCGAAGACCTCTCCTACATCGTCTCCGAAATCAACAACCACGCCCGCTACAACCTGCAGCTGCTGGAAGAGACCCAGCTGCTGTCCGGCGACGGCACCAGCGCGAACGTCAAGGGCCTGCTCACCCGCGACATCCAGACGATGGCGCAGGCGGCTGATTCCGACCCTGACCGCATCTTCAAGGCCCGCACCAAGATCGCGCTGGCCACC